TACATTCTTTTTCTTAAACTAGCTTTACCTTTGTTTTTATTAACCTCTAATAAATCGGCAAATCTTCTTTGTAAAGTTCTTGCAGATATTCCTACAATGCTACCTATTTCTTCTTGTGTGCATCCTATTTGACTTAAATTTGCTAATACTTTTTCATCAATAGACTTTTGTGGTCTGCCCATTTGTTTCTTCTTTTCTGCCTTATTTATGTCGCTTTTCATTATTGATTCTTATACCTCATTTCCCCAACAATCCCAACCCTCTACTTTTTGTCTAGCAAACAATTCTATTCTAGGTAAATCTCCACATAACTGTATTATTCTATTTCTTATCTCATCAGGTTTTTTACTATGCTCTTGTCTTTTACTAATAATTAATTGTTTTACAGCTTTAGAGAGTCTTTTTGGTTTTCCTCTGGTTGCTAATAAACACATCTCAGGATTTGCTCTTGTCCAATATCCTAAGCCTGTAAAATATCCATCTGATTTTTTATTTTCTTTGACCCATGTAAAAGCTACTGTTTTATATTTGAAACCCCATCTTTTAATCGTTTCAATAGCTTCAGGAAGCATTGGGTCAATAACCCATATAAGTAAGATACAATCATTATCAGAAATTGTATCAACAGGTAAATTATAAATATCATTAATATTAAGGCAATTATAATGCTGTAAAGCACTTCGTTTATTACCTTTGTCAGAATATGTTTTAAAGTACCAAGCTGGGTCACAATAAATAATATTATATTTTTTTTTAGGAAATGGTATCAAATTTCTATCTTTTTAAGTTCCTTAATACATCCTATCGGAAAGACATTTCTATCACTAAAGCTTTCTTCGTTCTCATCATAACTAGCAAATGTTTTTAAATGTTTCTTATCTTTGGAATAAACATAACCTGTTGTAGTCATTAAAGCTGGTTTCATTAAATCAAATTCTTTTGTTCCAGCATGACCTGAGTCTCCCAAAATATCCCACCATTTAATCTCATAAAAATAAAACTTTTTTTTATTTATTGAAATATGTCTAAATCTTGACTTCTTTTTAACCATCTAGTGTTTTCTATTTTTATTGGACTCAACTATTGCTCTATAATATTCAAGCTGGGTTTTCAGCATTTTATTTTCTAATGACAGCTTAATCAATCTTTTTCTGACATACTTAAATATTCTAAGTATTGCTTTCATCATATTCTTTCATTGGCTCATTCTTCCATTTATGCTTTTGGTACTTTTTGCCATCTTTTTCTAGTATTGTGTACTGACCCCATTCTCCAACAGATTTATACCCATTATTCACATCCTTGCTTGACCCTATACTAATAGATTCTTTAGTAGATAGTGTATTAGTATAAGGCGATAGCTGGTGTTGAGGTGGTTGCACATCCTCTAGGTATTGATATTTGTCATAATTTAAGCACTCAATAATAGATATTTTACGACTAGGGTGGTTGCTGGTGGGTAAAAGGTGGTGCATTCTGACATTAATCATCTTCCTATTTTTAAGCCTTTTGATAAAAGTCCTCATTTCTGAATATGTAATTCCCCATATCTCAGCATTTTTTCTTAATGGAAATATTAACTCAGACTTTTTAACAAATATCTTATTGTCTAAAAAATTAAGAGTCTTATCCTGATGTGTTGCTTGACTAATCATATATATCCAAATTGCACATTGTTTTAGATTTTTAAATACAGGAGATTTCCATATCTTTCTCCAAACTAAAAAATACCCACTATTGCGTTCCATGTTTCTATCCTCTCTCTAAGTTGTTTTTCTAATTGTTCTTCACTTCCATACTTTTTTACAAAAGCTGATTTACCTAAATGCACCGATATTTTACCTGTCCGATGGTGGACACTACATAATGGCAAGATGCTCGTGTGTGGTGGTCTCAGACCCATTCCTGACCCATTTTTAAGAGACCTAATGTGATGAATCTCTGCTGGTACATTAAGCCCATCTTGATGACAGGCAATACATCCATAATCAGCTACTTGTTGCATCCACTTTTTCTCTGCTATTGTTGGTCTTTTTTTTGCCATACTATCGCTGTTTTACCATAAGGTGTCTGTCGTCTATTACAACTATCTTCTACAAGTCCAAGAAGCTGTAATTCTCTGACTCTAGCACATACACTAGATAATGGCATTTCTAACTCTCTTGCAATTTCATAGTTTGTAGAGTCTTGGAACTTAATATATTCATAAACTTGTTCTCTTTTTGTCAGTTTATCTTTTTTATTATTAAAAGCAGATTTGCTAGTGTCTGTATAGTTATGTGCTTTGTAGTCTAGTTCTAATTGGATTTTCATTGAATACCACCTTTAGATTTTGTTGCTATTTGTTTTAACTTTGCAAAAGATAAATCTATTTTTGCTTCTAATTGGTCTAAAGTATCTTTTGACCCAAAGTTATTTGTAGGTATTCCAGCTTGACTCAAAGTGACTAACAATCTCCAATTTTCTTTTCTTGTTCCCCATTTATTAGTTTTATTTTTCATAACAATATTGCTCCTAGTATAAAGCCTAGTATGAAGCCAACAATATATTCTCTGTTATAAAGTGACCACAC